CCTGTAGCATGACCAATACCAACCAAGATACCAATCAGCACATCATCCCCTACGTCCCCATCGCAGAGCGTGTCCAAGCGACCAATCCGCATAGCGAGCTACTCTGCAAGCAGTTATTTATCCTCGTCGATCGACTGGTACAGGCACAGTTCAGCTTCAACCATGCCAACGACAACGCACAGCTCTGCATCGCACCCGATCAGATCAACGACCTACTCAACGAGTACAACGAAGCAAAAGCCGTACAAATCTCCAATACAGGCAAGATCAACGACCAAACCATTCCCAAGCTCATCGACATCGAGCTTGTCAAAGGCGCACTGGCAGACCTCATCTATCCCCGATATCTCGGGACATTTGAAATCCGCAGTGAAATATGGAATGATCAAACTGTTAGCGTCTGGCAATTTCAGTTAAATCAAATTGTTAGAGAAAATCAAATGGAAAATAAAGCATCGAATTTCGATACCTTGACCACACTTGACCAAGCCTTAGGCAAGATCAGAGTATGGCGGGCATCGCTTGAGCTCAGCTCGGGGAATCCAAGCGTCACCTACAGTAGCAACGATCTCGTCTACACCTTGCTCGACCTCGAGCAACAGCTAGAGCAGGTCCAACAGCAGATCGAATAACCACACCTGCCGATGCCCAGCGCATCGGCAGGCTCAAAACGTCCAATAAAATATTAATATTATAACTTTTATGTTGATTTATAACTTTTGCAGCTATATAATAACTTTATAGACACAAGGGCAACTCGCATGAACTCAGTACCGCTTGAGAGTGGGCGACTACCGAGTGTTTTTCAACTTTGACGGCGTGATCGAAATCGTCACTATTGAAGAGGTTAAAAAAAGAGATGAACGCACATACTAATGTCACCATCGTCAAGGACAGCACAGGCAATCCTGCCTTTGCCGTCATACCCTACGACGACTACCTCGCACTCACCACACCCAAAGAAGCCACCGTGCCGAGCGAAGTGGTCAATATGGTTTTTGATCAACACTGGACACCGATCAAAGCATGGAGAGAGTATCTGAAATACAGTCAAGCTGATATTGCCAGCAAGTTGCATATTTCCCAAGCCGCCTATTCAAAACAAGAGAGCAGCACAACACTGCGAACCACTACTAAACAAAAGATCGCCGATGCACTCGGTATTGCGCTTGCACAGCTCGACTTCTAAAGAAAATATCGTGGGAAAAATACCGAAGCTATAACTTTATAACAGTCAGCGATGCAATATCTTCAAAGTGAATTCACTTCTCACTATCCATCGCATACGCCTTACTTAGCCCGAGCAACGCCGCTTGACCTTCAGGACTGATCTGACGGTACGCTTTCAGCAGTAGACTTTCCTCACTGGTCAGCCCTTCATACTCAGGATCAATACCGAGTAGCACATAGCGCACATTGATCCCCTTTTGATGCAATTGATGCAAATAAGCCCACTGATCTGGGATCTTCCCACGATAGTAATTCCCCAGCGTATTCTCATGCGCCCCGATATCCCGAGACATTTTTTTCACTGAATCAGACTGCTTATCCATCTCAGCGACAAAGCGGTGATGGATGTCATCAGTTATTTTGTCTAAATCGAACATAAATTTCACCGTTATGTATTGAATGGTTAAATATTTGTGTGTATAGTGAATCACAGTACATCATTATAACCGCAGGAGCCAGCATGAGTACATCAACAACACCTCGTCACCGTCCAAAGAGCCATGCCGTTCCACACGAACGCTTTAGCATCTCCCTGCCAGTGACCGAGATCAGAGACCTAGACCGAGAGGCAGAGAAGCTACAAACCAGTCGCAACGCCATCATCAACCGACGCTATCAGCTTGGCAAACAAGCCGAACTCGAAGCAAACGCCGAAGCCACCACCTAATAACAACAACCCACATCAGTACAACGTCGTACAGACCAACGCTTGAGGATACGCCCATGAATTCATCGCTTAACATTCGCAAACAGACCCGTGATCACCGTGTCAACATCAACCTCACAGATGACGAGGACAAACTGCTGGACAGCATCGTCCGCTTCACTGGCGATCACAAAGCCACCATTTTGCGCAGATTGGCGCTCAAAGCAGCCATTCAAATTCTATCCGCAGAAGAACAACAATTTACCCTAGCTGACATCTTGAGCGAAGGCGCAGAACAGCACCTTTGATGCACCTCCCACGCATCAGCAGAGGACATCAAAAGGAGCTTCACATGCACACAGCGCAAATCGAACTATCTAGCCAAGAGCGAGAGATCATCGAACAAGTCCAAGCCAAATACGGCTTTGACAGTATCGAAGACACACTAGAGTGGCTCTTTCGACAGCAGTTGAAATACAGCTTGCTCAAGATCGCAGGACGAGAGATCAGCCGAAAGCAACGCCTTGGCAATAATTCGCAATAAATAAATAGCAATCATCACTAGGTTTTCACATGCACAAAGAAATGCACCCGGATACGCATCGGGATCTGACACAACGGCTGATCGACGAGTTTAAGTTTAAGGACAAATCTCGCAGTACCTTGCGTCAAGGCAGATGCCCATCATGCGGAGAAAAAGAACTGTGGGCATACGCCGCAGCGCCGTGGGTGCTTATGTGTGGACGCACCAACAACTGCAACCATCAGATCCACGTCCGTGACCACTATCCTGATCTGTTTGAAAACTGGGAAAAACGCTTTAAGCCCACCGACACCAATCCCAACGCCACCGCAGATGCTTATTTATCCGAAGGGCGTGGCTTTCCGACCAACAAGCTCAAAGGCTTATACAGCCAAGAATATTATAAAAATGCAGAGCTCGGTGTCGGCTCATCCACCGTCCGCTTTGCGATCAATGACGACCCGAACGATATCGGTTGGTGGCAACGCATCATTGATGACCAAGGCGTATTGCAAAAGACCACATTCCAATACAAGTGGAGCTCAGCAGGTCACGCATGGATACCGCCAAATCAAAACCTGATCGAATCAGCAGAGATATGGGTCACCGAAGGCATTTTCGACAGCATCGCATTATGGCTGTCAGGTATTGCCACTTTTACCCAACTCTCAGCGCACAACTACCCAGCCATCATCTTGAATAAGATCGGCAACGAGTGCGATGAAAAAGGCATCAAACGCCCAAAGCTCGTCTTTGCCCTAGACAATGACGACTCAGGACATCAAGGCACATTCAAGAATATCGAACGTGCCGAAGCGGACGGCTGGACATGCACCGCTGCACAGCCACCATATTCACGCAAAAAGACCGACTGGAACGACCTCTACAAACAAAGTCGCCTTGGTTTCCATGACCTTGAAACCTACAAATACTACGGCGCATTACTCATTGCAGAGCGTCCAGTGGACAAGGCACTACTGATCTACAACCGCACAGGCAAGACCAGCTTCCCATTTGACCATCGCCGTATCATGTACTGGTTCAAGCTCGACACAGATGCATTCAATGATGAAATGAAAGAATGCACTGTCGATGACAATGAAGACTGGCTCGAAGAAGAAAAAGAACTCGAAAAAGCCAAATACCGTGACAACGCCATTAAGAACAGTACCAAAGTCACCGAGCTGATGGACTGCAAACCCACCGCACTCTACTGGCAGTGCAACGAAGACACAGACGAACAGTGGTACTACTTTCGCATCGACTTCCCACGCAACAAGCACGAAATCAAAAGCACTTTTACAGGTGGGCAACTCTCCGCATCCAGTGAATTCAAAAAGCGACTGTTATCCATCGCACCGGGTGTCGTTTACACAGGCTCAGGCACACAGCTTGATTATTTGCTCAAACACTGGACCAAAGACATCAAGCGGGTCCAACTCATCAACTACGTTGGATACCACAAAGAGCTACAAACCCATGTACTCGGCAACATCGCCGTACAAAATGGTAAGAAATTCAAACTCAACAAAGAAGACTACTTCGAGCTTCCACGTTCAATCAATCTCAAGGCACAGACACCATTTGATCTTGATATCAACCTCGATCAATCCAAATACCAAAAACAATGGATTAATGATCTTGTAGATGCATATCAGGTCAAAGGCTTGATTGCACTCACTGCATTTTTTGGTAGCCTTTTTGCACAGCAAATCCGCCAACAACACAAATCATTTCCATTTGTCGAGATTGTCGGCGAACCAGGTACAGGTAAGACCACACTTTTACAGTTTTTATGGAAGCTGGTCGGACGGGATAACTTCGAGGGTGAAGACCCAAACAAAACATCTAAGGCAGGATTGACACGAACATTCCGCCAAGTGTCCAACTTACCAGTGGTACTGGTCGAATCCGACCGAAAAGGCGAACACGCATCCAAACAATTCAACTGGGATCACATCAAGACACTGTATGACGGTGGCTCACTTGGTGCGCTCGGTGTCAAAAATAACGGCAATGAAACCTACAACCCGCCATTCAAGGGCACGATCATTATCAGTCAGAACGCTGAGATCAACGCATCAGAAGCCGTCATGGGACGTATCGTCCACGTCGGATTCAAAAAAGACCAACTCAGCAAAACAACACTCGAAGCCTCTCGCAGACTTGGACGTTACAGCATTGATGAGGTTAGCTACTTCATCATTGATGCCATCACCAAAGAAAAAAATATCTTAGAAACCTACACAGCGAGAATGGCTGTCCACGATGCCAACCTACAACAAGACCATCACAACATCAAAAGCTCACGAGTCATTCACAACCACGCCCAATTCATGGCGCTATTTGACGCACTGGCGGAACACGTATTAAAGATCGACCCCAACGTCTGCACAGACGTACTCAACACATTGACTGAGATGGCACAAGAGCGTGACAAAAAACTCCTCAGCGACCCGCCGATCGTTACCAACTTTTGGGACACGTTTGATCAGATCGAAGCCAGTAAAGGATTGGCAGAAGACACACTGGTCAATCATCACCGCAAGCCAAATATGGTCGCCATCAACTTTTCACAGTTTTACAAAATAGCAGCAGATCTACGATTCAACATGCCCGACATGCAAGCCCTACAAGATGCTTTGCGACACAGTCAACACTACAAATTTATCGAAGCCAACAAATCGGTTCAAAGCGCAATACAGAACAGATCAGTGCGATGTTGGATATTTGAAAAACCCACATCGCACTAACATTTTTTTTAAAGGAGCAACACCATGTCACCACAAGACATCCCAAAATTAAGTCAAACCTTGCAACGAATGAATAACGACTTAGAACGCTACAAAGCAGCACAGCGCAAGTCGTAAAGCGTCGTAAAAAAAACGCACTCACCAAAGCGACCAACTTCGGCGAGTGCCATCACCCAACCCAACCGCAACGATGAAATTAACAAAAGGATCAAAGCAATGTCCGAACATTCTAACTTGAATTATGTCGCAGGGCTAATCATCGAATCATTCAAAGAAAATGGCTTAGATGATGTCTACATCGCAGGCAAAACAGCGCAATTCTTACAGCACAGCAGTCATTACCAATCACTCGATTGGGCGTGTGGCTACCTCGACAGTCGCAACCTCCGCACCTTTGCGGACAAGCTCGGTGTCAATGTGGACATGCTCCGAGTCACCGCAAAAGTATTCTCAAAAATTTAAGGAGACGACCATGACTTGTAATTGTAAAACTGAAATCGAAGCAAAAGTCGTCGAACGCCTCAAAGAAGAATATCCCGAAGGTCGAGATCATACAGCGACGATGGATAACAACTATGCGTTTTTATTTTCGATGAATGATGAAATGAATTCGGTACTCCATGTCGGATATATCGCATTTAAAAATACAGTCACTACGACGACTAAAAAAGGCGTAGAACGAACTGCCAAACCACAGCTGAATATACATTTCACCTACTGCCCATTCTGTGGCGAACGCTACAAAAAAGCAGAAACTTCGGTAGAGCAGACAGAGGAATCCACCCAATGAAAACCGTCCACACCCTCACCGAAGCCATGCAACATTTTCTTGGCAACCCTGACATTTCGATTGAATGTCAGCACAACGGCAGAAGCGAAATCGTCAACTGCTACACCGATGCCATCATCTTTTTCCACTACAAAGCCAACCCAAATCAGGCAAAACCAAAAGGAGCACCGACATGCGAGGAATAAACAAAGTCACTTTGGTCGGCACGCTCGGCAGTGACCCGATCATCAGAACAGCATCCAACGGTGCACAGTTCGCCAACTTCGCCGTGGCAACATCCGAAGCATGGCAGGACAAACAAACTGGCGAATGGCGTGAACACACCGAATGGCATCGCATCGTCGCCCGAGCAAAGATGGCGGAATACGTCGCCAACAACCTCAAAAAAGGCAACAAAGTCTATTTAGAAGGCTCACTCAACACACGTGCATGGACAGATGAACAG